TCGTACCTAAAATCTTTTAGTAGCGTATTGATAGGCGTATAAACTTTCTCACGGGCATAATTGCGGCTTAAATACTCATTGGATTTAACAAGATCCCGCATAGCAGACTGAGCCGCTCTTACCTTCTGCCCCCACGCTTTAACGCTATCTGATTGACCAAGTGCTTCAGCAACTGCCTGATTCTTTTTCAATTTAACAATCTGGCGCTCTAATGCTCGTTGCCTTTTGATCAACTCGGCTACTTTAGCATTTTCTTTTTCGTCAAACTTAGGCTGATTATTTTCATTTACACCGGGAATATATGGGATATGCAGATGAGCACAATTGACCCCTCTATGACCACTAGCTGTGCCGTAGTCGGCTTTCCAGTATAGATCATAAATACTACGGTACTCGCTGTCAGACGGTACAGATTCACGAAGATCAACAACGTGACCTTGTATCAATGAACATGCTTGTCGAGCTCCCATGTGGCTCGTGACGATTACAGTGTGGACGCCATACTCTGCCATGCGATCCTTACGCAATTTGTCGTAAGTGTTATTTAGAGTAGATTTCAAAACAGTTCGAGCGTATCGCTCTAAACTCCACGTATAGCCGCCTTTATCGACGAATGTCGAGCGGATACCTTTTTGCGCCCATTCCCTAATAGTTTTTTCTAACGCTTCCTCAAACGTAAAAAGACCGCTGTTGAATGCAGCAGTCGTCTTGTTTATGATTTCGTTGAACATTTGAGTGGTCGCAGTGCCGTAACCAAAGTTGGTGGAAAGCAATGTTTGATTGACGTAATTGTTTAACTCGCTCCACACTTGATCGTGGTAAGCCTTCATTATGTTGTCGAGATCGTTCGGCAACGGTAGCGAATCATAAGGCATCTGCTTGTCAATGTCCCGAACGATTTTCTCGCCGGAGGATTCAAACATCCTCGTCACTTCTGACTCCGCGATACCGGTGATCTGAGAAATGACCTTGATCGCGTCCTTATTGAACAGGTGTAGCTCCTGCAGCTTTTCACGCTGCCAATCAAGAATGTTATCATGCCCTGTATTCAGACGCTTTGCAATCAGACGTATCAGTTCGCCTTCTAATGACTGATAGAGATGAGCCATGTTACTAGACCATAAATCTAGTTGATGCGGTGTGATCATGCTATCACTCCATTTCCTGCCTCAATCGATTCATTTTCTCTTGAATTTCAGCAGCGAGTTTCGTTCGGTATTTCCCTGGTTTGGTATTCTGCTGCTTGATTAAAAGAGAACGGATCTCTTTGTCAGAATAGAAAATAGTCGTCTTGCCCTGACATTTTTCACACTCAGCGAATTCATGAAAAACTCCATTGCCTACTTTCTCCGTTTTACGAACGAGCCGTGTTAATTGCCCACATTTCCCGCACTCAAATAATTGGTCTGACATTATTCATCATCTCCTAGTTGATTCCTTGCTGAGTTTTCTTCTTGAGTGGTATAATCCATTTCTAGATTTTCTGCTCTAATCTCATAAACAATCTTCATAGCTTCTTTTTCAGTCACGCCCGTTAGTTTCTGAATAGCAGAAAGTTTTGACGTTAGTCCCGCAGTAATCAGTTTCGAGTAGTAATCTGCTTTCTCATCTTGCGATTGGAAAACTCCATCATCAAAATCAATATTCACTCCAACATCAGTAGATTCATTGTACAGATGGTATGCTTTTGCCAATTCAAAGATAGTCGTGATTAACTCTTTTAGCGCTTCTTCTACGATTAACACGTTGTCTGATCTAGTCGAGAATGTTTCTGAGTTCTCGCTTATGATCTCTGTAGCTGTCTTTACAGATTGTCCATCAAAACTAAATGTTCCGCTAGAAAAGCCCGTCTGAAGCTCTATGATACGAAGAATGAAGTTAATACTATCAATGAACTCTTTTGATCGTAACGAAGGTGAAAACTCATCTATAAATGGCTCATCCGATTTTAACCGTTGAAATACTCCTGTTTTACTATCGAAACGCTTAACGGGATTTCCCTTTTCGTCATAGCGAACTTTGAAGAAATGATCTGATGCAAGAATTTTTCGTTTGGCCTCTTCAATTTCCCACATGAATTCATCGTATTTTTCATTGATATCTTTCAATTGACGCTTTACGTTGTCAATAATGCCTAGACTTAACGGGCTGTTGAGATCAAGATTATTCTTTCCTGCCAATTTTATATAAACAAATAAAGGTCTGCTGAACCCCGGCATTGCTACCTCTTCCTGCAGGTCTTTATATTTGTCTAACGTTTTAAGTGATACCTTAACGCCTACCTGACTTTGTTCTTCTGATCGGTACAACTCATTACGAATGAAGTAAGTCCCGTTTTCCCATTCATGGAATTCTAGTAACGTGTAATAAATTGTTGTCTGACCTTCTGTTTGTTGGGTCACGGTCGCGATCGCCGCTTCTGAAATATCATTGGTATTCGACTGCAACGGATAGAATGTATCAGCGCGGCAATAAGATATTTTTATCTTACCGGTGTTCGTATCGACGTATGGACGTAAAGCCAAGCCGCCAATGGCATAGCCAGCTTCTAATTCTTCGCCGAAGTTCTTTCTAAACTTATTATCATTAAATACTTCTTGAAGGAACTTGTCTGCCTCCTCATTGTCGACACTAATATCACAGCCATCATTGAAGACTAACTTAGACAGTTTTCTTGAAACTACTTTAGATACATTTAGTGAGTGAAAAGGGCGCGTTGTCAGTAATCCTTCACTATTAAAGTATGAAACATCCGAATAGACATTTCTGTATATTTTCCGATTGTCCCTAATTCGTTCGAATTCTTTCGCATTAATAGAAATTTTCGGATGATCAGTAATATCATTCAACGTTTGTACAATTCCCACTTTTGCACCTCCAATTCTGAATAAAGTTTTTAATTTATCGAGCATTCCTCCACCTCCTAGACGAGATATGTTTTTGTGAAGTAATTTCCCGCATATCTCAACGTGTCGAGATAGTGATTATATTTATCAATAGGTATTCCGTTGTCTTTTCTCACGTACATGCCTATCTCCTTAATAGCATTATAAAAATCGTAGTCATTCTGTCCGGTATACAAAAATAGAACCTCTTTGGTTAAGAGATTCTGTACACGTTCGATTCCTACTTCGATTTTCATTCCATTGCTGCTGATCTTATCGCGGCTATTATTGTCTGCCGCATCGGTCATAACTCCCAACAGATGCAATTCTTCTCTTAAAGTCTTACAAGCTGGATCGACAAAGAAATAATTATAATGCGGATAGTTCCATTTTGAGTAACACCATTCCTTAAACAGCTTAATATCTTTTGCATAGGTACTCATGGCTTTCACAACACCTGTATCCGAACCACTGTGGTAATAATTTGCTAATTGATACAAATAATACTGCCCGTTATCAAACGTCACTAAACAGAATGTACAAGTAGTGGCATCCGATTGCCCACCATCAGCAACAAAGAAGGTCTCGATAGGTCTTCCTTTAATTGTGTTTATCATGTGCTTATCAGTATCAAACATCGAATAGATGACACCTTCCGGCATGACTCGCTCACCATTCCAGTCTCGCTTAAGTAAATAGTCTGACGTTTCACACTGTTGTTTCCACATCTTCAATCGTTCGCCTGTTAGGATTGGGTTATCAGTCGGACGCCAATGCCTAAAACGATAGGTATTTGTTTTCTCAAATTGATCCAGCAGTTCAAGGTTTGGATGATTTGGAGCCGGAGGGTTTTGTTCTCCTAGATGAAATCGCATCTTACTAGCTAAAGTCCGTCTGAACGATTCTGCAATAACCTCTTTATTTAACAAGTTGAACTCCAAAAAAGTCACTGTGCCGAAAGACATACCGGTGATACTACCAACGGCGTTTACCTTCCCTCCGCCTTTGTAATAAATTCGCTTTTCATTTCCTTTACCAAAATTCACCCAAAGGTGATCGCCGTTTTCGTTATGTCGAATTTCCGAATTATTTTTGAATATGTTCATCAGACCAAAGCCTTCTCCGTCAATAAACATTCGGTAAGCTTGTTCTTGGTTGTATGCCAATACTAGATGATCTCTATCTGGCGATTTTGCATAGATGCGAGCCATTTTAAATATATCGCTCATTGTTTTGCCTGATCGAATAGTACCTTCGTTTAATTCGAATTCAACACCATTGATGTCGGAACTTATATTTTCTACCTGCTTAGGGCTAAACTTTATCGGCATCTATATCACTCTCCACAACAGGCAGATTAACCAAAGCATCTAGGAGTTCGTTTTGTCGAGCGTCCTCTGACAATTTATTTGCTTTGTCTCGAAGAATGGCTGCCTCTGCTTGAGCTTTTTCAAGCTGTGCTTTTAACAACGGACTAGCATATTTCAAGAACAAATCAATTGCTTTTAATCTGTTTTCTAAATCCGGGGTATATTCGTATGTCATATCTTTAACGATTTTATTGCCCTCTAAGTGGTCTATTTGTTTGCTGCGGCTAATTATCGTTTTTCCGTCGTATATGTCCAAAAGACTATTCAATTGTTCTTGTACATCCGTATTTCGCTTTTCAATGACGGGAGCCACCTTGCTAGCGATATACTCCACGACCTTAACATTTCTTAACAGTCGACTTGCTGTTGCTTCGGCAGTTTTTTTGCTGTATCCAGCTTTGATGGCGGCTTGAGTTGCATTACCACCGTTGATAATATATTCATCTGCAAAAGCTTTTTGTTTTAGTGTTAAGTTTGCCACATCAACGCCACCACCTCTCTATATGTATTTACTGATGTTTTCTTGGATATGCTCCTCTTTCCAAAGTCCATACCCACAATAAACTAATTTGCAATGATTAATCTCTACTGATGTTGCTTCTCTGGTCATTTCGACAATTGAATACTTTGCCTTCATCTGAATAGACATCACAACACGCATTGCTCTGTAAGCGTTATTATTGTATACTTAATGTATAAATTGTTTACGTTTCACAGATAGATCGCTGCGGAAACAGCGGTCTATTTTTGTGTGTTGAAATACATGGCTAAGGATGATATATTATGTTTACTTGTTACACTAAAGGGCTGCTGCGGAAACAGTGGCTCTTTTTTGTATTGCTATGTAAACGCTATGATGTTATACTTGTCTAGCAACCCTTTAACATCTTTTTCATTTAATTCCTGACCACTATTACCCGATAGTGGTCTATTTTTGTGAGCAAAATAAAACAGCCTCACGAGGAGACTGCTGTCACTAATCCCTTACGCCTACCAAACAATCGTTTCACTCGATCTAACACTTGCTTCATAGCAATCACTCCTCAAAAGTATTTCAAAATAAAAAGACCGCCGAAGCGATCTCAATTGATTTTCTTTATTCACATGCTATAATAGATATAGAAAAAGGACGTGCTGGTAACACGCCCCATGTAGAACCGTTAAAAAGACGGTAGCTTAGTAAATAGTTTTGGTAACCATCTACGCCTGCTAAAGTGTTAGATGGTTATTTTTTGTTCTTGTGATCTGTAATCAGTAACACTAACGTCGCAAATGCGATCATCAGCGACAACGCTTGATAAACAGACATGCCTACTCCCTTCTAGGGATAAAGCTATGAACCATAGGCATCACCCCTTTATTCAAGAGATTAGCCACCATCTTTTCACTTTTCTACGCAAATATTATACAAAAAGACTAATAATCATGCTAGTATGTTTTAATTTAACAGCAAAAAAGAACGTGATGTACTCACATCCTGTAGAGTTGTTAAGATGAGTAAGATCGTTTTTTGAATTGTTTAAAAAATCATTCTCAAGGTATATCATTTTTTTAACTTGCGCAGAGTCATAAAAATAGAGCTACTCATCTTAACAACTCTACACTAAATATTATACAAAAGAACATATTCGAAATCTATAAGTTTTAATAAAAATATTTGATAACAATAGACAGCACAGCGAACTTTAAACGGAAATGAAGTTTGTCAACTCCATTCATCATTTATTTTTTTGTGTGCCGTCTTATATACTATTTTTACACTACTATTCTATCACCTTTTTTTGAACAAAAAGTATACAAAAAGTATATTTATTTTTTGACAAGCAATTCCCCATGTTTATATGCTTCTGCAAATTCCAGTAAAGCAATTGAACGAAATTTTTTTATAGCTATTTCGCTGTATTTCATGTACAAGGCGATCTCAAGAGTAGTCGCTTTTTCTTGATCACAGTAAGTCATGTATAGTATTTGTCTACTTCTCCAACCAAGCAACGCTAAGGCGCGTAGAATGGCATCTCGTTCGTTCTCAGCATGGACACGCTCCAATAGACCATCTTCTGGCTTATTTATCGTTACTCCCAACGTTCGAGGCATGTCACTAAGAAGTGGTGATTTGATATCTATAGCTGCTTTGCCTGCGATACGTTCCCATTTGCGATACTGAGATAAAATTTTTCGTGCACTCATTTTCGTATTATTTGCGTCTACTTCTGGT